TTCATTTGCTGGTCCCCAAGAAAAAATGCCTACAAAACCGGATGGAGTTGTAGCGATTGTTGGTTCGATTGTTGTAAGATCGAACTCTTTTACTTGGACACCGGGACTTACTTGAAAGGCCATTGTGCTCTCCTTATGGAATAACTCATATAGTCTTGATATTTATAAAATATAGTTTTTTAATGCCACAATGTACCATCTTGATCTATCATGATGTCATCATCTATGCCATTATTTATAAACCCAAAAGGCATGATTTCCTCTTCGATTTTTTTCATTTCATCCTCATACAACTGTTTACGAAGGTCACGATCGAACGATTCTTGAAAGTATTTCTGGGTTGTCATCCATGCAAATAAAACCAGACACATAACCAAGTCATCATTGTGGCCTGGATCTGCTTCATAACTGTTGCGAACTGATATGAAATTAATGAGTTCTTCTAAGATATTGTAGTCTCTTGTAAGTAACTTATCGGTTTCTATAAAACTCTTCAAGGCGGCACAACCGATTTTCTTTAGTGGTGCAGTAGTTTTCACGCCATATGAAACCTGTTGACCGAACCCTTCACCGAGAACCTGACCCGCTCGACCTTTCATGGATGTCGAAAGCATGTTCTCGTATTCTAAATCCTGACGAAGAATATCGGCAACTTGTTGCCCGATGTCGTTGAGTTCCACCAAAACCTGAGCTTCGTTATACTCCTTTGCAACACGATAGATGACCTCGGGATATAGAAGTGGAGGCATGGTATTGTTTCTAAATGTAGCAACAACTTCATATGGGGATTCGGTCGCGTCGATAACCACAAACGCATGGTAATCCTGACCAAGACCTCTTGAAGTATCTACCGTCATGAAGTATGTCCGGTCTTTCTTTGGACCTTGATACACATATAAACCTTCATCAGTTTTCTTGATTGGTGTGTCGAACGTCATCGTTTTTAGTTTTTTATGATGAATCAGTGTATTTACCGAACCTAAAAACTCACATTCAAACTCTGTACGGAATTGTTCCTCGGATGAGTTGGCAATCGTTTGTTTCTTCCATGTCTCATCTCGTCCAGGCACTTCTGACCAGTGGACCTCAATCGGAACAAACAGATTTTTGCCGGGTTCACCTTCCCTTTTATTTGCACCAACCCAAAACTTATAGAATAAATTCATACCGCGTGGAGTGGAAACGATGAGAATCTTCGTATCCTTACCAGAAGAAATCGTTGGATACACGGAAGAGAAGAACTCATCAGCCACTTCGTGTGGAACGTATGCAAATTCGTCTAGAAAGATCATGTTAAATGAACCACCACGAATCGCAGATGATGATGTCGCAGATGCAAGGATTCGAGAACCGTTCTCTAATTCGATAGAACCCTTGTTCCATTCAACCACACCCTGTTGCAACCATTTGGGCAGATTCTCGTATGCTAACTGAAGACGACCGAGAAGTTCTCTAGCAGTCGCCAATTTGTTTGCGAGAATGGCAACATTCATGTTGTCATTGAACAACACATAGTGAAGAATGTAGGAAATCATAGTCGTAGACTTACCAGTCTGTCGAGGAAACTTACAGATCACGAATCGGTTCTTGTGCATAGTACGAACCGTTTCTTCCTGAAAATCCCACATCTTAAATTGTACAACGCCTTCGTCAAGAGAGACGATCTTCACATAGTTTTGAATAAAGTAAATTGGGTCTTGAGAACACTTGATGTATTCTTGAACCTCTTCCTTGGTAAACTCTTGTTCAACACCTGCGGCCTTGAGAAGAGGATTACCTAGATAATGTTCATTGTCCGTCCTCGGCATTCTTTGCCTCCATCATTTTCTTTTGTTCTTTTAGAAACATTTGCAGTTCCTTAGTCGAACCAACAAATAGGGACTGGTTAGTGGTATTGTGAACCGTAGTCTTTTCTTGTTTCACATCCTTCAGCTTCTTGTGTATGTCCAACAGATCCTTGTTGGCGTCCGCCACGGTCTTTATCATCTGTGCGGCGACTTCATAAGCCCTTGGACTCTCTGTTTCAGAAGCAACTTGCAAAATACCGTCAATTGCCTCGTTACCTCGGTCAATGACTTCTTTAAGATTACTTCGAATTTCTTCGAAGTCTCTATCTACTTTTTTACTTTCGTATGATTCTTTTCTCTCGGATACAATTTCACTTTCAATCACTACGGGTTCTATATCAAAAACCTCGTTCAAATTCTTTTCTACATTATCTTCCTTCATGTTGTAACTCCAGTAGTATTAATCACATCATCGCCACCGTTTGGATCGTCGAACTGATATTTGAACTCTGTGAATGTATAAGGTGGATCAGCATTTGGAGTTTCTTGAGAACCATCAATAAAGATACCAGTTCCTCCTGAGATTCCTACGTCTATACGAGATGTTGCTCCATAGTAAGTGTTTCCTGTAGATGATCGGAACTCAAACTCACCGGGATGTCCGGTGATTTGACCAGATGTAAATCCATCCAAATCAAAGAGAGTGGAAGAGGTACTGAGAATTGTCTTTTCTCTCTTGATAGGCCCATATAAATGCGTTTTAACATTGAATGTCAAAGTCCATATCAGTAATCGTCTCTGTTCAAAATCACCAAGATAATCGTAATCCAAGTTTACAGATTCTAGGATTATGGGTAGATCAATTTTAGTATTGATGTCAGATGTTCCACCCGCCCTTTGGAATGTTACATTAAATTCTGGAGTGAAATAGGGAACTATTTGTTCTACGATTTGCAGTCCATCTTCAAATGTTGTAGCATAAACACCAAGTTCAAATCCAAAATTATATGGAACTTCTGTGTATTGATATGAAAGATATCCTTGTTCTTCTTGAATATCTTTAATTCTTCTTCGGTGGATTGTGTTTCTTTTTCTTCCAGCATCATATGACATAGAAACCATATTAAACGACATACGAGGGAGTGTCATTTGAACATGTGGATTGGGGTTTGTATCATCGTCTAATCGAGAATCTTCTTTTAATCTTTGTATAAATTTTTCTCTTGCTGCATATGCTAATGGTACTTGAATCGATAAACGATCGTCACCGTTTCCATCTTTCTTTACAATGGTTAAATCATTAAAGAGTGTACCAAAAGCAACAACGGAGTTTCGAATTGTTTCGTGATAAAAATGATTACCGAACATCAGTAGTTACCCTCCGAGAACGGATCTCTCTCTGAGAAGTCAAGAATTGAACTACCTCCAGTTTCAATATCCGTGTTTTGACCAAATCCATCTTGAGGAACAACTGATCCAGAATCATTTGTGACGCCTGCAACGATCGATTCCAGTTTGTCGATTTCCGACCAACCTGTTTGCATTTGTTCATAAGAGTAACGGAATAGTTGACAAGAGAGTTTGTATGTGTAGAGTTTTCCTAATTGATAAAAAGGATTTTCATGTTCTACATATTTGACTTCAAAGATATAGTTGGAGAGTGGAAAGTAAATCAAATCACCTTCGCGTGGATGAGTGATATTTTCTATATGACTCAATCCTCGTTCAAAGATTTTCTTTGCAACTACAAGATCGACTGTATCTTGTATTTCAAAACCAAATTGTGTGATTTGATCGTTCGCACCAAATCCATCAATAGACTCAATATACATTTCCATTTCAACGCCATCAGAAAAGATAGAAGAATTATCTTCTCCGAAGACAGTATCTTCTCTTACTAGAGTACGGGGAAGATATACCATATCTTTACCATACATTTTTATGGCTTCGATGGTGAGGTCTTCGAATAGTCTGGATGACTGTGCTGGTTTGTGATTGAAAAATGGATTTGTGGCCATAGGATCATCCCGTCATGAAGTCGGGTGGTAATTCGTATTTAAGTGATAACTCTTCTTCAAGACGACTTTTCTCTTCGTTTGCCTCTGACAACATTTGTTGAGCATTGAACTGAACCCCGCCTGGGAGTTGCAGTCCTTCGAACTTGGAAAGATTTGTAGCCCATTGTTTCTTGATAACGACAGTTGCATATTCTTTGAGAAAGCGATCGTTATAAAACTCTCGGAAAACTTCTGGATTTACTGCGACATATGACTCAAAGACTAACCAATCACCGACATTTACTTCTTCGTCCCATTTCATGTCAAGATAAAGTCGATTGGTGACTCGATTGAATCTTACCTTTTTCTCAGGAGTGAGAATATCTTCCAACATCTCAAGATGTCTCATTGTCATGTCGTAGTTTTGAAGTGAAACGGGATTGCGAAGACCATAAAAATCATTCAGTGCAATTTGATACTTTACATTGAACAGATTTGCAGAAGTGTTCTGTCCGAACTGAAAACAACGAACAACACTTACTACTCGTTCGTCAACCAAATCCATATTCAGATATTGATTATCTATATCCTCTTGAGTGATTTGGTGCTTTAGATATTGTGGTTCGACACCATCAAAATGATACTCTGTGAAAAGTTCGATCGCATCGTCGATGCGATCTTCTACCTGAGCATCATCTACATTGATTTCTACAACTGGGTATCCGAGTCTACGAAAGCAGTAGTCTTTCAGATCCTGTCTGGAACTTACTCTTGCCATTTAGACCTCCGTTCTTTATTATGTATAAACGAAGGTCTTATGGTACTAGGAAATTGATCGCAGAGCTCTTACCAGCAATTGAACCACAAGAAATTGGATCACCTTCACGATGGACTTGTCTTCCGTTGATTAGTAACTTTTCAGACCCTCCCAAGGCAGATCCTGCGGGGTGGGATATCTTTGGATCTCCATTGAAAACATGAATGCCGATATATTGGTCCCCGACCAAAGCCACTGGTTTACCATTCACGAGCACATCCGAACTAGCTTTGATTGGAGTTGCAGGACTGTGGTTATGAGAAATTGCATCGTTGAAATCACCATCTAGCATTGGTTTTCGCATATCATGGTCCTTGATATTCTGGATATGATGTACCTGAAGTGCAACCATATATTGCAGTGTATTTGATCAGGTGGTTCTTTTCAGTGCCTGGGAAATCACCGAACCATTCTTGGTGAATTGCTTCTTGAGCATTGACATATGTGGATATGGATGATGGAGATCCCAATCCCGCACCAGACTCTGGATCGTCGATGGGGCCAGGTGGAATTGAACCGAGAGGAGGTTGACCTCCACTACATTGAGATGGATCAACCGTTTCTCCCTGTTGTCCATAATGTCCAGTATGGCAGTCTGTGCATCCAGATGTGGCACCAGATACTCCACCAGAAACGATACCAGATCCAGCCGCTCCAGTTTCACCATTATAGAATCCA